CGTAAACGCCGATAAAGACCAGCGGCGCGAATACCGGTAGCCACCACAAAAGGCCGCGTATAAATAGGCACACCCTGCAAAACGCTAGCCAGTGCGTGCGAGGTATAAAACGCCCCGCAAGAGCTTCTATACCGCGGCTTTCGCGCTCCCCTTTATCCGCTCCGCGGCTTGTCAAAGCACCAACCCATACGCCCCAGCCTTTGGCTTCTCCTGCGAGGTAGCCAAGCCCGCAAGCGATAGCTATGAAAAAATTGCCGTAAAAGGCAAATATCAGCAGCGCCACCGCTAAGGCGTTAATCTTGGCGAAGTAGCTATACTGTCCGCGCAACCTATTAAGCACCCAAAACATCATAGGCTCACCTCTATTGTGTCTGTAAACGCTATGGAATCAAGCTCTTTTTTGCTCTTAGCTTTTTCGATTTTCAATTCATAACCCCATTTAAGCACGTGAAGCTTCTGACCGCCTATCTGAATGGCTCTTTTGATACGCTTCAACTCCTCTTGTCCATTTATCTTTTTCATTGAGTTGTCATACATCCTAAAAGCTCTTATCTCTAAGCTATCGTAAGTATCGATTATGGCTTCTATATTTAGCAGATGTTTATAGCCTCCATTGATTGCTCCAAAGCCTTTTAGCTCAATCTTGCAGCTCTCTCCCATAGCATTCGTCCAAGCAGTAAGCTCTAGCATTTTTCTAGCTTTTAGCTCATCGATAGAAGGCTCATTTTTAACCTTGCTTAAACCTGTCGTATCTTGTCTTAGCTTAGTAATTTTTACTTCGTTGTTGTTTCTGTCGTAATAGATAGTTCCTCGCTCATCTTTTACTTGCTCCCAAGCTCCATCGTCGTTAAAGCATACTACACATCCGTTATTTGCTTTAGGCGGCTTAATACCCGTAGCATTAGCGGGGATTAGATAAACTCCCTGTTCAAGCGGGCTTTCTCTTGCGTCGCTAGTGCCTATGTATTCTCCTGATATGCCATCATAATTATAGATTTTCATCGCTCTTTCCTTAATATTTGATATAAAAATTTACTGATACGTTTCTAGGTCTAAATTCTGAAGCTATCGGCACTTGTCTAGACGCGTCAAAGATAAAGCCATTCTTGCCGTTTATCTGCTTCATTTCGTAAGAGGAGGCATTTCTTATTTGGGTGATAGCTCCTCCGCCTGTAAACACTCCCGTAGCTCCACCAGCACAGAAAGCGGAATATCCACCTTCCCCGTCTAGCGCTCCGTAATAGGTGCCCGTAAGATTTCGCATAGCGTCGCTTTGATTTGAGCCTATCTGTCTTCCTGCGTCTACTCCTCGTCCGTTATCCGTGCCTCTAATAAACTCTCCTCGTAAATCGGGGATGTTAAAGGTGGTAGAGCCGTTGCCATTGCCATAAGCGTTGCCGATTACGTTGTATAGATTAATATAGGCGCTTATAGAGATAGCAGAGCCATCGCAGAGCAAAAATCCCTCTGGGATATTTACGCTAGCGCTTGCGATAATCATACCCGTAAGAGCGGAAGCCGAGCCTATAACCGCCCTATCGCTTATGCTCGCAAAATCTAGCCACGCCGTGTTTGTTTTATTGCGAATTTTTAGGATATTTTTCGTAGTATCCAACCATAGCATACCCGCAGACGGATTTACGGGCTCCAAATAGCCCGAGTTTAGCGTTGATAGCGCCGTTAGCATCTCGCTAGCCTGCGTTCGAAGCTGAATCCCGCTTAGATTGGCATCTATCGTAAATTTAGTCACCTGCGCCATTATTTCCTCACTTTCTTAGCATATCTCTTATGCCGTTTTTATTTTTAGCGTATCCGCTCATCACAAGAGAGACTACGTAGCCCTCCGGGTCTTGCCTGACCTGCGTATTGGTTACTTGCGCGTCCTCTTTTGTTTGGTTGATAACCTCGATTTTGATGTTTGAAAGCTGTGCTTTTACGCCCAAATCCCCGCTACTCGTGCGAGCAAGCGGCATAATCGCTTCGGGGCTTCCGCCGTTTTTCTCGCCCATAACGCCTAGATTTGGAATGCCGCCGTTTGCGAATGCAAAAAACGTCGGTTTGCTAACGATTGAGTTTGCATAAGCGTGCAGACCAGCGCTTGCGTAAACTCCGCCCTGGGCGTGCGGTATCGCGCCTGCAAGCCCCGCACCCGCTCCTGCATTAGCCGCGCCGCCTACCCCGCCGAATAATCCCATAACGCCGCGTCTGATCGCTGCTATCATCTGCGATATGATAAGCTCTCGCACGAGGGCCTTGTAAATTTCGCCGAGCACGCTTTTTGCTAGATCACCGAATTTTAAAAATCCGTCGCTTGAGTAATCCAAAAAGCTACTCATCGCGTTTTCTATCCCGCTTAGCCCATTTTCCATTACGCGCCCCCACTCCGAAGCATCGAACATCTGCTTTTGATATAGCTTCTCTTCAAGCGCCATTGCCTCGTCGTAAAATTGCTTTGAAATCTCTTTTTTATCTAGCAGGGCTTTATAGCTTGCCTGCGCGCGCTCGTATTCTATGGTTACTAGCTTTTGATTTTTCTCTACCTCGCTATAAGACAGATCCGCCGCGCGCTTTTGTAGATCGAACATTCGGTCTTTTAATTTGAGCTCCTCATTGATTTGGCGTATCCGCTCCCGCTCGGCTTTTTTCGCGTCTTGCTCGGAAGTATCCCTCGCTGCCTTTGCTACGCCCTTTTTGCTACTCTCTTGTGCTCTCGGCACTGCTTTTTGGTCTTGCCGTCCACGCATAATATCAAACGCACTCTGCGCTAGGGCTCTTGCCTCTCTCATCCCCGCTTCCTTTTTTGTCGTATCCTCGATGATGTCGTCAAGAATTCCGCCTGCGCTTTTTTTGATATTTTTAATCTCGTCCTCTAATTTCGATCTAAAATTTAAAAGTCCGTCGGCGAGATGGGTTGAAATATCTACGCGCTTGAAAGAAGTTTCACCGCCCCATAGTTGCGCGATGGTGTTGTATGCCGTCTCTGCCATACCTATTACCGCGTTTATACGCTGTACTATTACATCTACCATTTTATCTACAGCACTTAATACGGCTGCAGGCATTGCAGTAAAAGATTTCACTACGCCCGCACCGAGATATAAAATACCGGTACCCATTAGTTCAAATGAGCGATATACGTCACGCCCAAATTCTATAATGTCGGAGCGATTATTTTTAATAAGATTCGCAAAATATTCAATAGCGCCGCTTAAGCCGCCTGTAGCGTCTGAAACCTTATTAAAATCGTCGGTTAGGAGCGAAATTTCGGTTTTCAAATCCGTAAAAGCGCTGCCGACGGTTACGGGCAGCTGCGAAAAATCCTCGTCGATCGTTTCCTTCATCTTGGCAAATGCTTCCGCTAACGCTTTGGCCGTCAGTTTGCCCTCGCTACCTAGCTTGCGAAGCTCGCCCACATTTACGCCTAAACCCTCCGCCATATACCTTAGTAACGTCGGGCTTGCCTCCGCGATTGAGTTAAATTCGTCGCCTCTTAGTGCGCCGCTACCCATAGCCTGCCCGAATTGCTTTATCGCAGCCGCGCTTTCCTCTGCGCTCGCACCGCCCAGCTTCAAAGCTTTGGTGAAGCTTGATACCATATCATTGATTTCGCTTGTGGATTTGCCTAAGTCTTTTAATGCAGGTGCCAATTTGACGTATAAATTTGTAGTATCTTCAATGTCCGAATGCGTTTCGCGCGCCAGAGCGTGCATCGCTTTTTGTTGAAGCAGAAATTCCGACATTGAGCTAGTAGCCATCTTAAGGCGAGAGTTCATATTACTCATCGCATCGGCTGTTTGGACGAATTCTTTTATTAGCGCAGATCCTGCGATTGCCGCCGCTGCCGCTTTAATGGCTAAAAGCGAGCCGCGAAATTGATCTGCGCTGTTTTTTGCTTTTTTTACGGCGCCGTCAAGATTGTTTAAATCTTTTTTAGCCCCGCTTACGCCCGATGTTTTGATGGATACGGTTAAATTTGCTACGTCCATTTTTAGCCTTTCTTGGCTGAATTATAGAAAATTTTGAAGGAGGTGTTGGTTTTGAAAAATTTTGAAAAATATGCTATAATAAATCACAAAGAGCGAGCGAACGGTCAAAAATAATAACGACCCAGCATAGCCTGCCCGGGATTTTTCCTGTGTAGAGGAAGGTGGCTCTACCGCTTGCTCCTTGACTCTTTCATAGTTTTATCCCATTTCTTTTTATTTACGTGAAAAACTACGCCATCGGCTAAATTTATACCGACATCTATCATTTTTTTATCGCTTATGGCTTTGCCTATTATCACGCCGCCTTTTTTGGTCGCTTCTTTTTTGAAATCGTATCCCTTTAATATCTCGTCTATCGTTTGCGATATATCGGCGCGCCCCTTAAACATATCCTTGTGGCGTGAGTATAGATACGCTTCGCTGCCAAAAATTCTATCGGTCTTTAGACCTAGGCTTTCCTTAAATTCTTTGGTAACCCTGCGGCTAAATGTTTTTATGTCGCTATATTCATTTAAATTTCGGTATTTTTTAAGTTGCGTTAAATTTAGCTCTCGCCCCTGCTGCGTGATAAGATCGCGCATCGTGATCTTGCCTTGCAAAAATAGCTCGGCGCGCCCTTTGCCTAGCGTCTTTTCTATCACCTCGGGGCTTTGAGTTTTCAGCCAATCGTTAAAGTTTATATCCTGCGGCACGTAGCCGTTCATAGATGAGCGCGTCGCGGGCGGCACGTTTTTTAGCTCGTCCGCGCCTTTTATCACGGGGATTATCGTGCTGCGGCAGTTGAAGTGCGTATTTATGCGCGGCTGCCTAAACGGATATGAGTGCCCTATCGGCTCGTAATTCGTATCCCACATCAGCCCGTCGTAAGCTCTACAAAGCGCGCTGGTTCTAGTATCTAGCGTCGCTTGATACTTGTAGGCTTTGATGACGTCTGCGTTTGCTTCAAAGAATTTTTGCCTTACCGCCGATACTATCGCGCCTGCTGCTGTTACGGCAATGCTGGCGGCATCGCGCTTGCTCTTACTTAGCGCTCTTGCTACTCGCGCGGCTAACAGCTCATTTGTTTCGCCCAAGCTTACACCGATCTTTATCTCTCGCTCCAGCCTAGCCTTTTGGTCGATATTTAACCCTCTATTCCAAGCGTTTACGGTCGCGCCCTCAAGAAGTGTGGTATTTATTAGGCTATCTACCGCGCTTTGCGGCAAGACGCGCGAAAACAGCGCAAAGCCCGCCAGTTTGTTATATCCGCGTAGGTGCTTGATCTCATCTTGCGCGATAGCTTGAAATTCGTCGCTAAAATCTGGAGTAGATAGCGCGGCTTTCAAGTCCTCGATCGTCTTAGCCAAATTCCGAGTGATATTTTTCTTTCTTAAAATTTGAGCTTGCAGGTCGGCGATCATCTCATCATAAAATTTAGCTACTTTTCTATTTAGTCCGTTTTTTATCCGCTCGTGCAAAAGGCAGCGCGCTACCTCCAGCTCGGCGATGAGATCGTTAAAGCTCTTCATCGGCAGGGCTTAGCGCAGGCTTGGCACTATCTATCTGCGCTTGATATTCCTCATAGCTTCGGATATTTTCAGGCATCAACTCGCCCTTTAATAGCACGTCGTATAGCACTTCATTCGGGATTAATGCGCCCTGAATTCCCGCGATAATCTGCGCAATGATCTGCGGATCGACCATAGTTAAATTATAATCCGTGTTGATATCGTAGATTAAATTTTCAGCCATAATATTTTCAAAAAACGCGATGTCTTTTAAAAACGAAACGATCCCCTCGCTGATCGTCGTAGCCACGTTTGTTAGCACTGCGTTTTCGCCGCTCTTTCTCATTTGCAGGGTTTCGGTAGCCTCGGCGGTCTTTTTCTCATCTAGCAGCAGACGAGCGCCTAAAATCGACATCCTTTTTTCTTTGACTGCGATACGATTTTCAAGCGTAGACAGCCCCGCGCCGCTAAATTCCAAAAAGCCCACTTTTGCATCGGGATTATTTATCGCCCACACGACCGTTGAGCCTATTTTTAGCTTGCTATCATCCCCTTGATAGCCCGTGACATACGGCGTAGGGAGTGCCGTAAAATGCGTGCCGTGCTCCAAATCGACCTCGCTTCTAAAATGGCTGATGTTAATCCTTGCTAAATCAAGCAAAGGCGGTTTATCGATGTCCGTTTTCAAATCGTTCACGTTAAAAAATGTAAAAGGGATGTATGGCAGACGTTTTCCATTCGCGCTTGGATAAATTTCGCTTATCGGCTCGGCTGTTCCGTTTGTCTCCTCAAAAACCCTCTGTCTGTAATAGCCGTCTTTTAGATCAAGCACGCGGTAGCGGGTCTTTGCCAAATACACGAATTCATCCGCCGTAGGCTCCTCGTAGCTTTCCATTAATACGACCAAAGACGTGACGTTGGAGCCGTTTATCTTGGTGGTTTTCCAATTTATGATGTTTTCAGCCTTATAGAGCGTGGCATAAGCCCTTAAATTTAGTCTCTCCGCCTCAAGCTTAGAATATTCGGACTTCTCGACGCTCGGCAGATCCACGAGCACGCCGCAACGCCCAACGCTTAGGCACTCATCGGCAATGTTTTTAGCAAGGGCTTCTAGGCTGTCGTCGTCTAAGCTGATGTTTTCGCCGATACTCTTTAGCGCCTCGGGCAGCTCCACTTTCGGCGGCTTTGCAAAAAGAAGTCCTACTAGCGCGGTCTTAGTTCTTGCCGTAGCGTTATAAAACTCCGCGCGGCTAACATATGCCTGATACTCTACCGCGTCCTGATCGCTAAGCTTCGGCACGTATTTCTCTTTTGCTACCTCTGCGCTTAAAGCGTCGCGCATCGTCTGCCATTTGTCTTTGTTTTTGGAATACTGCGGATGAATTGAGTTTACTCCCATTTTACGCCTTTCGTTTTTGCAAATTTTAGCATTAAACGCCCACGACCTTGATTTCATAGCTTCTCGGCGCGATAGGATATTTATATGCGACCAAATAGCCTAGGCTGTCGTTGTAATCATCGTTTGCCGGGTGAGCGTCGCTTTTTTCGGGTAGCCCCGTTTTGCTATCCCACGCCTGCTGTTCTAGCGCTTTTGTTAGGCTCGGACATTTTGCGATATTTACGAATAAACGGCGTTTGTCGAATAGATTATTCACGCAGTTTACGCGGTCTTTGATGCTCGGATTTGCGTGATTGACGAATACCAAAAGCCCCGCGCCTCTTAAAATTTGCACGTCGGTTTCGCTCGCGCTGGTTTTTCTATTTTGTCCGCTAGCATCGGGATAAACAATAATTTTATGCCCTTTATAGCGCTCGCGCAGGCTCTGCGCCATAGCGTAAGTATCGTAGCTAATTAACTCATCTACGGCGTGCGTGGTTATCGCACCGTCCTCGTCTGCTCGCTCTACACAGACTATGTTTATACAGCCGCCCACGTTAAAATCCGCGCCGATATGTAGCGTTTCGCCCTCCTTGATGGTTTCCGCGCTTGCGTGTGTATCGCGGCTAAAATAGCTATACACGCTACCGCTGGCTAAATTTACGAATTCGCCCCCTAAATAAGCTTTTAGCAAATTTTCGGGGTATTGCTCTTTTAGCGTGTCGATGAAATCGGGCGGAAGATATTTATTATCAGTGGTCTTGGCGCGAATTAGGCGCTTCGCCTCGCCGCCTTTTTCTACAAAAATTTGATACGTGGCGCGAAAGCCCTCAGGCGTCGTGGTGATGATGAATTGCCTAGTATTGCCCGCTCTTAAGCGCCCTAGTAGTTTCTCATAAGCTTTTAGCGCGATCTCCGTCTTTGACGTGTCAAACTCGTCGCATATTATCCACGCGGCGTTTATGCCGATTAATCGCTCCCAGTTTTCCATACTGCGGCATAAAATAGGCGTTTTGGCGCCGTTAATATCAAGCGCGAATATTGCATCAGTGCGGTTAAATTTATACGGCACACCCCATTCGACTAACGCATTTTCAAGATCGCCAAATAAAATGTCGCGCAGAAGCGGATATGTGGGCTCGGTTATCACTCCCATACAACCGGGGTTTAGAAATGCTAGCTGTAGTGCCTTTCTAACCGCGGCGTAGGTTTTACCTGCGCCGTAGCCGCTAACTAAGCCGATAATCTTTGTGCTCGTATCGGCTAGTAGCTCATATTGATGCGGTAGCAGCTTAACCTCTAATTTACTCATCTTTTTGGATTACGATCTGTTGAATTTGCGTCTGCTGCGCGTTGGTGATCTGTGTGGCGGGCTCTTTACCTAGCACGGTCTCTTTATTGCGCGCCGTTATCCTGCTGTGCGCGTCAAGATCGGCTAGGCTATCCGTGCTCTCTAGTAGCTCGTTTGCTTTTTGCTGATTTTTAATGGCGGAATTTTGAAAATAAAGTAGGTGTTTTGTTTTTTCGTCGGCTATTTCGTCTAAAACAGAGATAACATTTTCCCTTTCTTTCCCTTTTTTTTCTGCAATTGTCGTCTTAGCCGCGATATAATCGGCATTTTTGCCTTTTTCCCATTTTTCCCTTTTTGCCTTTTCGCTTATTTTACTTATGCTGATGCCTGTCTTTTGGTTTATCTGCGCCAGCGTATATTGCCCGCTCTCGAAATACGCCCTGGCTCGCTCCCATTTCTCTATACCGTATGCCATTAAATCAGTCCTTCAAACAAGCCATAATTACATTTGGCTTTTTTGTGCGCCTTATATTGCCTTTCAAAAACCGAGTATTTTTCGGCGTTTATCATATCGTCGCGGCTAAAAATTTCATCGCCCCCCATTATAGCCTTTATGACTTCAGCATATGGTTTCATAGGGCTTTGCAAGAGTTCCGACTTGACATCTTGCAGCGTTTTAATAAAGTCCGTTTTATATCTGCCAAATATCAAATCTTTATAAATTTTCTTGGCATTGGCGTTTTGGCGAATAGCTATTACATTTGCCATCACTCCCAAGTCGTCATTGAAAAATGCCGAAATTTCATAAAAACGGTCGATGTCGTATTGCATCAACTCTCCTTAAATTCCCCGTCTATCTCGTAAATTTTAACTATTATGCCGCCGCTTTGCCCGTATTTAAAATCATAGCTTCCGCTGACGTATTTGTCGTTTGCAAATAGTGCATCATTCACCCCTTTGGCTACATTGTCGGTGTCGCCGTGCGTTTTGTCTTTATAGGTCGCTACTATCTCTACGCGGTAGCGCCCTCTAAGCGCAGGGATAATGCCGTTTTGCTTTCTAAACTCCTCTGCTAAAAACTTTTTCCAAGCGCAATATTTTTTATAGTCTTCGCTCACAAATTTAGCCCTCTGCGTCGTTCTCTTATACGGCACGGGATTGTAGGCTAGATCCGTGATTTTAAGCTCATAGACTAGCTTCATACTCCGCCCAATTCTCATCCGCCAACCTCTCGTATTTCTTTATGCTTTCGTGTTTGTGCGCGTGGCACCACTGATGGCAAGCTCTACATACTGCGATCAGTTTGCGATCGTCCTTATCCGCTCCGCCGCAACCGAATTTCACGTGATGCGGCTCAACGCTCGGAGCTTTGGCGCAAATTTGACACATAGGGTGCTCGTAGGCTAGAAAGTTTTTAAATTTTTCAAACTCCGCTTTGGATAGTCTCATCAATACCCTATCTCCACGTATTCGCCCTCACCGGCAGAAACGGCAACCTCTACCCGCAGGCAAAAGTAAAAATAATCCGAGTTTGAGCTTAGCCCCGCACCCTCGCAAAACTCTATCGCGTCCTGCTCGTTTGCGAATAGAGCCGTTAGCCAGCTAGCCTCTATCCGCCCCGCCTCTTTGAGCGCGTCAAATAAAAACCGCTCTTTGTATTTCAGCTGCCCGTTTGCGTCAAACCAATCGTCGCTATTTTCTATCTCGTCAAGCTCCAGCTTATACACCGCGTAATTCAGAATTTCGTTCATAGTAGCCCCCTTATAGTTTTTCTTAATCTTTTCTCGGCGATTTCGCAGTATTTCGCCTCTATCTCGCAGCCGATAAAATTTCTATTTATCTCTTTGCAGGCCGCCGCAGTCGTGCCGCTACCCATAAAAGGGTCAAAAATCAGATCTCCCTCGTTCGATGCGGTTAAAATCAACTTTTCGATTATTTCGAGCGGTTTTTCAGTCGGATGTCCGTATTTGCTCTTGCCGCAGTTGTGGGTAAAAAGCCTTGAAATACCTTTGATTTTGACCCCTTTTTCCCTGATGTAGATTATATTTTCAAGGTCGCTTTTAAAGGTGTTATTCGTAAAGGGCGCGGCGTTGGGTTTATACCACGCGAGCTCGGCGATATTGAAACCTCTCTCATAGCCCCAATTCATTATGCGCGGCTTTTGTTTTGTAGAGCAAAATATGAAAATATTGATTTTCTTACAAATGCGAGCAATCTGCTCCAGTGTAGCCTCGACGTTGAAGCCCTGCGAAATTTTATTCAGCGCGCCGTTTTCATATACGGGGCGCTTGCCTAGCCCGCCGCCTTTGGTGCAAATCTCATAAGGCGGGTCGGTAACAACCAAATCCACGCAGCTATCAGGCATAGAGTGCATAAACTCCAAGCAGTCGGTATTGTAAATTTTGTTAAGCTCTAGCATACCGACCTCACCCTCGCCTTTTTAAGTAGCTTTGTAAAGCCCTCGGAGTTTGCGGGCGTTTGCTTATTTTCGAGCTTCGGCGCGCTCTTGTTTTCCAACTTTGCCATTTCTCTGTCCTGCAAAATTTGCTCTACAGCTTTCTCGCCGCTCTCTATCGCCGCCATTTCTAGCAGTGAAACGTTTTTGTTCTCGCCTATGAGATGCACCCCTTCGCTTTTGCAGCCCGAAAGCTCGGCTATTCCTCTTAGGCGCGTCCTTGTTAGCTCTTTGCCCGCGTAGGCTTTGTATGCGCTTAAAAACTCTTTTTTGACCCATACTAGCTCGTCTAGTCCGCAGTTGTTGATCTTATCCCAGCCCCCCACTATGTGACTTACAGCGCGATTGATAGCCTCGTCCACAAAGCTCACGCTGCGATATGGTCCGTATTTGGCACAAGCGTTCATCGCTTCGTCCCAAGCCTCTACCGCTCGCTCATCTATGCTGCCCTCTATCGCCTCTACGAATTCGGCGATTTTCGGCATTGTGGGATAGACGCGGGTAGTCGTGATCTTTTTGCAAGCCTTTTTAAACTCCTCAATGTCGTAGTGCTCTAGGCTTTCGAAATACAGCCTTGTTATACCCTCTCCAAATTTCGCGCCGTAGTATTCGCACATAAGCGAAAAACACGGCATAAACTCCTTAAATTCCATCTTATCGCCCCTGCCTTTCGTAGTATTCATAAAGCCCTGTAGCGTTTGCCATCGTGACTTGTCCTGCTTCACTCACTTGTGATAGAGGTAGCCCCATTGAGCCCACCTCCTGCCCGTCTGAATTGACCTTGCGCCGCAGAAATTGGCTTTCGTTTTTAGCCCAGTTCCTCACTGCGGCTTTCCAGTCTTTCATCGGAGCTCTCCCTACTACCCAGCCCTTGGCCTCGTAGAAATCAAAAAATGCCTCCGCGTCGATATTTTTGTTCGCTTCTAGGCAATACGCCTTGATCTGCTCGATCGTAGGTTTTTGAAATTTTTTAGGCTTTGCGGGTTCTTGGACGGGAGGCGAGAAATTATCGCTTTGCGAAAAATCATCTGCGGGGGTCGCTTCTCGCGTGTGCGCGTTAGCGAGCGATAGCGAGCTACTTTTTAAAGGCTTGTAATATTCTTGGCTTGTAATATTATGGCTTGTATTATTACACATATTATAGCCGTTAACATTTTTGTTAATCGCCGAATAACATTTTTGATAACCGCGGTTAACATTTTTGTTAACGGCGTTATCATTTTTGTTAATCGCGGTTTCCTCTGGGTGATAATCGCCGTTAACATTTTTGTTAATCGCTAAATCTACTATGCGGATTTTTCTATTTGTCACTACCGCGCCGAATTTTTCATCCTCGGTTTCTATGTATCCGTATTTTTTTAGCTCGGTTATCCACCTTGATATATTTACGCTAGAGGTTTTAAATTTCTCCGCGAAGTATTGATTCGAGGCATAGCAATACCCCTCTTTTGCCGACAAAGACGAAATCAAAAGCAAAAGGGGCAGCTGCGCCCTTATCCTATCGTCAAAAAGCCATTGATTGAAGCAGATAGCATATCCGCCGCTTAAATTTTCGCTCATATCCTCTCTCCTTTGAAGTATTCGACTATTTTTCCCGCAAGGGCTATCTGCCCTTTGCCCGTGATTTTGGTGGTGAATTTTTGATGCGTGCCGGTGCTGCCCGCGAATGTCTGCGTCGTGACCTCAAAATAGCCGTTTTCTATGTGTTTTTGATAAGGCACATTGTGGCGCGCACCTCCGCTGATGAGATAACCGCTAGCGCGTAGGAAGTCAAATAGCCTATTCTGCCCTATCGACACCCCCTCGCTATCGCTTAGCAGCTTGGCGTAGTTGCCTATGAGGATGCTATCGACGCTAGCCTCAACTGATTTGGCAAAGCTTACATAGCCCGCATTCGCCGCCTTTTCGGCTTCAAGCTGCTTTCTTTTGGCGCGTTCAGTTTTGAGATTTTGGGCTAAGGCTATGATGGTGTCCGGGTCGTTTAGCACTTCCTCGATCTTTGCAGGCGTTAGATACCCGCCGTGCTTGCGGATAGCAGGTAAAACTTCACCCGTAACCCAACGCCTAAATTCTTTTGCCTGCGGTTTTTCGCTCCATAAAATAGCATTGTATAGTCCGCTTTCGCTTAGCAATACGGCATCATATCTGACGCCTTCGATACGCGGCAAATCCGAAATTTCGGGCATCCTACTCTTTAATAAATCTTTAAGATTTGTCTTTTCGTCGTCATCTAGGCGCTCTAGCATTGCATAGGTATTTGCATATCCTAAAAGCGAACTGATATCGTTGGCTACGAAGTAGGGCTCTCCATTTATTAGTCCGCCTCTAATCTCAAATTTTGAATTTTTAAAAATTTCTAGGTTCATTTACGCCCCCAATCTAAAATTTTTCGTCAGCGAGCCCGCTATCTGCCCGAGTATCATCTCTACGACGTTTTGGCTCATAGCGTTTCCCGCCTGCTTGTATATCTGCGTATCGCCCACTACGATTTTGAAATCATCGCCGATGCCTTGCAGGCGCAAACATTCGCGCGGAGTGAGTTTGCGTATGCGCTCGCTGTAGAGCGGATTGTTTTGCGCGAAAGAATTTGAACTGATCGTAGGACATAGCTCAAGCTCGCCGCCCTTGTTGAAGTCGCGCGGTCGTTGAATGATGAACGTGTCCGTTCTGCGATTTCCCGCCGCAGTAGTTAGGCAGTTTGCCGTACCGCTTGGATTTTTCGGGCTGAAACTGCCTTGAAAATTATTGTCTTTTTTCTTGAAGCACCTGATCGCTCTCTCGCTCAAAAAGTATTTTTCATCTACAGAGGTCTCTAGCATATCCCCAAGCGTGAGTTTCAAAGGTTGTTTCGGCGCGAAACGAAAGGAAAAATACCTATCCGCGTCCAAAAACCCCACTACGTAAAGCCGCTCTCTGTTTTGAGGAATACCGTAGTCTTTGGTATTGAGGACTTCGGCGTGGCAGTGATAGCCAAGAGAGCGTAAGGCATTTAGAAAATTTACATAGGCTTTGCCTTTTTCAATCGATAAAAAGCCTTTGACGTTTTCGAATACGAAAACCTCCGGGCGGCACTCTTTCACTATTCGGTAGTATTGCCAGATGAGATTGCCGCGATCTCCTCCCGTGCCCGCTCGCTCTCCCGCGATAGAAAAGTCTTGGCAGGGGCTACCGCCTACGAGCACGTCTATTTGTCCTCGATACCTCGTAGCGTCTAGGGTGCGGACGTCCTCATAGAAAGGCACGTTTTGGTGGTTGAGCGCATTGGCTTCATAGCTACGGCGCGCAAATTTGTCGATTTCGCAAGCGAATATCGTGCCGCTGTAGCCGAAAACCTTGCGATGCGCCATCTCCGCTACGCCGATACCTGAAAAGATAGTCGCAATATGCAAAATATCATCCTTTCTTTTTCTTGCATCTGATTTGCGTATCGATATCCTCTTCTTCATCTTTATACTCTTCCGTAATGAAACCGATCGCGCTTGAGCCTCCGCCTAGTTTATCAACCTCCTCGCGAAGCTTCTTTATCGCGCGCTTAAGCTTTTTAATCTCGCGTTTGGTTTTCACGTCTAGCTCTCCAAATCCCCACGCAAAGCGCGATTATCCAGCCGATGGCAAAAGCAAGGTCTGCGGTCATTGAGTAGCCTTTTCGTCTTGCTCTTTGATGTATGACGGGAGATTTACGCCCCATTTGTCGTATGGGTGCTTAAGCTCTCTATAGGCAGCGAACCTGACATCTCCGTTAGGCTTTTTGTCGTTTGTTCCTGCTAAATAGACGCAAATTGTTCCGTTGGAACTATAAAATTTGCGTAAAAACTTTTTCAATTTTTTTCTGTATGTAATCTTTTCCATAACTTAATATTACTATTTGTTAGATTAAACGTTACTTAAAGTAATTTGATTTTCGTAACAAAAAATTATAAAATATTACAAAGAGTAATTTTTAAAAGGAGTTTTGGATGAAAACCTTCGGTCAAAAGATCAATGAGCTTCTATCTACAAGGGGGATAAATACGGTAGAATTAGCTAGCATTCTGGGCGTTTCGCAATCACTAATAAGCCAATGGCAAAGCGATAGTAAAGGAACAAAAAAATATCTACCGAAACTTTCTAAATTTTCGGGATATCCTATTGAATATTGGTTAAATGACGAAATAGAAAGCCCAGAAATAGAACAAACCCTACCTATTAACGAAAATACAATCTATGTTCCGTTTTTCAAAGATGGCGTAGTTTCGGCTGGTTTTGGTGCGCAAAACGGCGATTTGGGAGAATACGATCTTCTGCCGTTTAAATCGGAAGATTTAAGAATAATGTTTAATGTTGGCCCGAAAGCCATAATTGGGATAATACCCTGCTTCGGGAATTCGATGGAGCCCACTATACACGAAAGCGACTTGATAGTATTTTGCCACGACGGACAAGAGGCGATAGAGGGCGCTATTTATGTTTGCAGATATGATGGTGAATTATTTATTAAAAGATTTAAAAAGCGCCCACGCCTATCACTAATTAGCGATAATAAAGATTATGATCCTATTATGGTTCAGGAAAATTTAGACGTCGAGATTATAGGACGCGTAGTCGGATCGTATTCTATCAATTCCAAGAGGTTTTAGATATACTAAATTTAAAAGGATTCTGTATGGCAATGACAAAATGCAAAGAATGCGGTGCCGATGTTAGTAGCGAGGCTATGAAATGCCCGAATTGCGGTATTATGCTGCGTAAGCCAAAACGTGGCGTTTTCGGGCAAATTTTTAAATATCTATTTATTTTGTTTAATATTCTAATGATAATTTTTCTATTTTTATCTGGTGAGAATTCAGGTAATGCGCTAGCTACTGCCACAAGCGATGCAGAAAGAGCTGGAGTTGCCGTCGGCACTACAATTTGGGCTGGAGCTTTATTAATACTTTGGGTTATCGGCGATATTATTTTAGGGCTATTTGTCCTATTTACTAGACCGAAATATTGAAATTCAGCCTGCTACTTCTTGCCCCGCTGCTGCTTTTCGCCCTCTCTGGCAAAGTCGTATCCGTCCACGACGGCGACACGATCACGATATTAGCGGAAAAAGAACAGGTTAAAATTCGACTATTCGGCATTGATGCTCCCGAATTAAAGCAGCCCTACGGCAAAAAGTCAAAGCAGTTTCTATCAAATTTGATCGCGGGGCAAATCGTGGAAGTCAAGGAAAACGGTAATGACAGATATGGGCGCACGATCGGCACGATTTCCCTAAATGGCGAGGATATCAACGCCCAAATGGTAGAAAATGGCTACGCGTGGGCGTATCGTAGATTTTCAAAGAAATATGCACCGCAAGAGAGTGAGGCTAAATTTGAAAAGCGCGGGCTATGGCGCGACGATCCTATCCCTCCGTGGGAGTGGAGAAAGCGAATTTGTCCTTTATCGCGCTAAAAGGTTTCGGTTTAAATTCTCCTTGATACGGCGCGCTACTTTCTTTGCTGTTCATCTGCGCGGCATACGCAGCGCTTATGGCGTGCAACATCAGCGCCTCATACCAGCTTAAGCTTGTATCGGTCGCTCTACAAAAGGCCTCTATCTCACAAAAATCAACACCTACGGCTCCGAAACCGGTTGCCCTACAGTATCCGATCTCATCAAGCAGCAGAAATAGATGCTTGCCCGCAAGCAGGGGCGGGAGCTCTCGCTCGTCTGTGCCCGTTTTGGCGTAATATGCCAGCTGACGGGAGTATAAGATGAGCGAGTCGCTTACTTTTTTAAAAAATTTCTTGCATCCTCTATAAACTTTTCAACTTGAGCCGCGATAATAGGATAACCCTCGTATAATTTTTCCGCCGCTTCGGGGCTAAATTTTAGCTCCTTGCCGTCCTGTGCGATCCCACTCCAGCCGGTAGTAAGAGCCGCCAAAATATGGGCGGTGTCTGCTTTCTCATTTTTGACCAAATTTATGAGCGCCGCGCGCCCCTTTTTGCCGTGCAGACACAAGAGCTTGATTTTAATATCGGTCGGCTTATTGTCGAGGTCTAAAATCGTAAGCTCAAGCCCCGCCTCGCCATTAGAAATGTCAAAATTCTTTAAATCCATCCTTACGCTCCTTTTGCTTCGATAATATCATCAAGACGGGTGATTTTGATAGTCGCAGGCACGCGCACTACGTCGTTTTTGGCGATAGACGCGCCCGTTTTGACATTGATAAACTCGCCCGTAATGTAAGTCGGGTGCTTGCTCGCCCCCGTCGCGGGCTCATCGGAGCCTACGATGATGAACTGCTTGCGCTGCTTTTTGTTAAACATTTCCATAAGCTCCTTTACTCCGTTATCCTGCCCCGCGGCATAAAATAGCTTGATCTCGGTTTCGCTATAGCTGACCGAGCCTTGAGACACTACCGTCGTGTCGCTATCGATGCATTGGTATTCGTTTGTGGAGCGGGTTTTCGTAAAATCGCCCAAATCCTCAAGATATGCAATGCGCTTCGCCGTGCCTAGCGCGGTTTTGATTTTGGTCGCATCGCCCAAATCGACGTCCGTGCCGCAAATATAAAATTTCGTAAGTTGGCTATCCGTAACCGTTAGCTTATCTGCCATTTTCTACTCCTCATAGGTTTTAAAATAAATTGAGACGACCACGCCGTAGCGATCGCCGTCAACGCCTAGTATATTCACGCTACAAGGAGCTATGATATACACCTCATCAAATTTAGCGCCCGCATAAAAAACCTTTGCGTAGCTCTCCGCGCGTGCTAAAGCATCTTTTACACCTCGCCCCGTAGGATAGCGGAGTGTAATTTGAAATACGCCGCTATGCTCTGCGATATTATCGTCTATCGCGATGCTAGTAGGACGAGCGGGAATAAAGTGCAGCTGCTGATACGGCACGCCCTCTTTAGGGCTATACGTAGCGTTTTCAAACTGCGTATCGATGCGCGGCGCAACGCTTAAAATAGCCTGCTCTATCACCTGCCTAGCCTTTAACATTTGTCCTCCTAAAATACGTGTTCCAGCGCACGATATTGCGTCTTACCATACCTTGCGGCGCCTTTTTACTCCAGCCCTCAAATTCTATCCGGTAGGCGTAGGGTAAGTTATTCGTGAAATAAAATACCTTGTCTAGCTTATACTCCTGCGATACCGCAGTTTCTAGCCTCGCTCTTGACGTATCGGCAGTTTGTTCGGTAGTTTCGGTGCTAGCGGCATCTACGCTAGGAAACCAATTATTTTTCAGCCTGCCCGTATCCACGGGGGTGTCTGAAATAATATCGCCGCAAAGCCCAACAATAGCCGCCCTAATCGCATTCTCGCTTTGATTTAGGGCGATGAGCTCAAACTCCGCCACGCTGTCTACTTCCATACCGCCACCAATTGATGCAGCGCGATGTCCTCGCCGCCCCACACCGCATCATTGTATTTGATAGTATATGTGCCATGCGGAAACTCTATTTTATCGTTGTTCTGCGGCGCGAAAGGCAGGGATTTAGCAGCTATGAGTATAACGCTATCCCCCTCGTTTAAAAGCCCTTTTTCTATTAAATTTGAATAGCTTTTAGCACTATCGATATACGCCTTTACCGGGCGGCTTTCATAATTTAGGCTCATCTCGCCCGTTTTTGGATCGTAGATTTGCCCCACTTGCCGCTTATAAACGCCATTTTTGCCAAATTTTTCAAGCAGCTTAAATGCTGTATTTTTGGCTTTTTCGTTTAACATCTATCGACCCTTAGCATCGAGCTTGCGTAAACGTTTTTCAAAAAAGGCTTTAGCAGGCTACAAACGTAAGCGTATTTAGTTGTAGGATCGGCGCTGCTGCTATATTCTACTTCAATACTGCCAACCTTTTCTTTGGTGGTTAGCCGTTCGATGTCGCTTAATAGCTCGCCCGAATTAGCTTTTATTGCAAGCTCGCATACGGCAAATTTAAACTTTGCGGGCATTCCAAAAGGCTTACGAGGAAACGCCAGCGCCTGATCCGCCTTTAGCTTCTCGCCTTGCCATTTGTCAAAATACACGGCTTCTAAATAATCCGTCGCTTTAATAATAGCCGCCTCTTTGGTCGCGCTATCTAGCCCCGCCCACGCCTCGTTTTTGCGCGCTGAAAAATATTCGTCCGCAAACTCAACCGAAACGTAGGCATTGGCGCCCGCTAACCCCGTGCCGTCCTCAACGATTAGCATTATTCGCTCTTTTCGTCTTTCTTGCCTTTTTTAGGCTTTTGCTCGCCTTTTAGACTTAGCTCGGGCGGATCTTTCACGCCATCACCCTCGTCGAATTTAGCGTCGATGATAGTCAGCCCTCGCTCTTTGGCTAGGGCTTTAACATCCTCGTTATATTGAAACGTCGGGAATTCGACATACCAAATTTTAGGCATTTTTCACCTCCTAATTCTTAGCTGCGTCGCCTACGAGTAGCACGCCCGCAGTATCCTTATCGCTAGCTACGACTTTATCCCAGTTTGTGCCAGTGCCTAGCTTTGCGTTATCGGGGCTTTTGCCGCCGCTTGCCATATCCCAAGAATAGCCCTTGAGCGACAATCCGAATGTATAATCAGCCTGATAGGTTGTTTCTATGCGCTCCTTGCCGTTGTTGGTTTGAATATTAGTGATTAGATCGCCCGCATTGCTAACTATCGCCGCCCCCGCAGTTAGCGCCAAAACGTAGTCCTTATTTGGCGTTCCCGCCTTGTAAAGCGCAGGCGCATCAGTCACCACTACGCGACGCCCCAAAATCTCTACGACGAGCACGTTTTCAGCCTTAAATAGCTGTGCGGCGTTAGCTATGTTTTGACCGATTAGCTTATGAAATACCGCACCTCTCATTATATTAGCCGTTATAGCCGAGCTTCGATCGCCGAATTTCGCATACGCGTTATTTAGGTTTGCTTGGTTTATACCGCCGCTCGCGCTTACGTCGTTTACTACGCCCGCGTTGTTGCCGATAGCTCCGACAAGCGCGGAAATAGCAGTGTTTAGCATATCACTTATCAAAGCCTCGCTCATATTGCGCGAGATCACTTCAATCGCATTAGACGGGTCTTTAAGTATCCAAGTCATCTGGCTAGGCTCAAACACCACAGGTCCGAAACCTCCCGCTACTTTTACGGCGTTGTCCTGCTCTTGTTTTAGCGTCGTAGCCGTAGCCGCCGCGTTGGCCGCGTATCTATCTACCCTGCGCTGTGCGGAGTGGATACCCTTAAAAAAGCTCTCTTGCATAAAATCGCCGTCGATGCCTTTGGAGTTTAAAACTATCGTGCCTCCGCTTGCCGCATTAAATTTCTCGATATCCTGATCCAGCGTTTCTATCGTCGCGCCGGTTAGATACTCGGAAAATACTTTCATATCGCTTAGTGCCATTTTTATTCCTTTAAGTTAAATTTCTCGTTTATCGCGGCTATTCGCTCCTCGCGGCTGGCGCCCCCCT